AAGCGACTACCATAGTCTTTTTTCTGTCCGACAATGAGCGACTGAAAGTTTCCAGGGTCGTAACCAATGTAGAGCGGTTCACGCTTATCGTAGTGTCGAAGATAGCGAGCGGTGAGGGTGAAGTGGTCCTTGAGGTTTAGTTTCAGTATCTGGTCATAAATATAACTATCTTTGAACTGGTGTCGCTCGTGGTCGTAGGTAGTGAAGAACTTATTTGTTACCTCTTTGTGACGAATAGCACAGATAGCGGTCAAAAACTCATCCATATCGAGCGTGTCGAGCTGGGTCTTGAAGAACTTAGGACCGAGAATGTCCTTATTGCAGAATGATGAAGCACGGATATAGTAGATTGCGTTTCTTCGCATATCCGCTAAGCGTGGTTTCCAGCGTGCAACAAAAGCGTTAAGACGTTCATTTTCCAGTCTTATCTTCTCCATTGTGACAGGGTTCTTCGTATTGCGTAAATCCTGCTGGAGCATAAACTGCTTATAGAGCGACTGATTGATAGCGAGCGACACACTGGCTATCTCCTCAATGAGCTGTCGGTCCATCTTGTTTTCGTATTCTTCGAACCAATCGTCTTCACCAAGGTCGACACGTGCCGTATCGCTCACACCAGTCACACCTTCATAGTAGGCAGAGCGACGGATGTCAGCAGAACCACCACGGAGGGAAGGGAAGAGGCGCGACTTTAGTTTTTCTCCGCTATTGTGCTTCATCTCTTCGACGAAAGCGTGCACAGCATTACATCCAGCGACACTCTCAGGCTGATCTGAAGATACTAATTGAAGGTGTGCACCATTGCGAAAGATGACCGAGTGCTTAGCATAGGCAATAGGGTAGCGTGGTCGACGGAAGTGAGAAGGTAGCTTCGCTTCGCCCACCACATAGTCGATGCCATACTCTAACATTGCTCGCTGCTTTCCATTCACGATGACAGGACGTGAGAACGATGCTTGAATGTTAGGCCAGACGTTTGTCATCAGTGCAACATAAGTCTTATGCACAAGGA